ACGCCCAACTGCAAGAGCTGGATCGCCTCCGGGTCCGGCAAGTCCATTGGCACGCCCTTGATTACCACTCGCATTCACGCAGTCCTCCTTCGCAGGTTTGATTCAACCTTAGCCGAGAAATGTCAAAGCGGCCCGGCACCACCCTGCGTGTGGGTGCCGGACCGCTCGACTATTCGCGTCCCATCAAGGGACTTCGTCGGGTTTGCCTTAGGCGGCGTTGCCGATGAAGTGCTTGATGTGGCTGGTCTGTGGCAGGTTGCCGTCCACGCGCATTGTGGCGCGGAAGGTGACGAGGTCCGCATTGAATGCGTAGTCGTCGCTCCTGTCGAGACGCAGACCGCCCGCCATGCGGACGTAGTAGCTGGGCAGGTGTCCGAAGAGCACCGACTTGGCCGACAAACCAGTGTCTGCCATTGCGGGGTTCTCGTACACCGGGAAGTTCAGCACGCGGTCGTTGCCGTCAGCCAACGCTGGGCTGAAGACGTAGTAACCGGCGTTGTCCTTCAAGGTGCGGACCTTGCCGAGGGATGCGGTGTTCATCATCCAGCCGACGCCTGGGAGACGACGCGCTGCGCCGTTCAGGCTGTAAGCCAGGTTGATGAGGTTGTCTGCTGTGAACGCGCCCGTGACTGCGGTGCCACCGGTGATGCCGAGGGTGCTCGCCGTGACGACACCGTTCGGCTGGTTCGTGCCCGTGCCGGTGGTGAGACCAGCGTTGACACGGAAGCCGAGCTCGTTGCCCGTCTGGGTGGCGAGGAAGGCGAGGATGTCCACGCCTGAGTCCTCGATCAGTTCACGCGACAGCTGCACCAAGAACGAATACTTGTATGCGCTCAGGGTGACGAAGCTGTTGAACGTCGGGTCGGACTCCGCGATTGCGGTGCCTTCGCCAACGATCGCTGCCGTCGACCAGCCAGCCTGTGAAGGAATCTGGAGGTTCTCGCCGCCAGCCGTGCGCAGCACGGTGGAGGTGTCGAGCATCGGGCCGACAAGTCGAGCCTGCTCAATCACGCGGTCGAAGAACGATGTCGGCACCGGAGCACCCGACGATGTCTTGACGACGTCACGGGTCTCGAAGGTGAACGAACGGGTCTCGCCACGAGCCATCGAACGGATGACATCGGAGTCGGTGGACACTGCTTGAGCAGTCGGACGAACCTGGCCGGCGATCTCGCGGGTTGCCGCTTCAATCTTGGCCTCGCGCTCGGCATCAGCCTTCAAGGCTTCGATGCGAGCAGCACGCTCGTTGAGCTCAGCGTTCATGCGCTGGTAGCTCTGCTCTTCTTCTGCGGTGAGGTCACGCTTTTCTGACGCAGCCTTGTCGAGAAGGGCCTTGGCCGCTTCCCAAGCACGCTGACGCGCCTCGACCTGTTGGTCAATGTATTGCTTCATGTTGGTTCCTCCACGGAACGTTGTTGGGGTCGCAGGGATTTTCTCTCCCGGACAGGCTCCTGAACCGGCACCTTCCTGCGGCTCCGCAGCGAAGACTCTTGACGAAGTCTAGACGAGCTTGGCTTGCAGTTCAAGTTGCTTCGCAAGAAGCGAAGCAGGCACCTGCTCAGGCTTCTTACGCAACTTGCCAACCACATCGAGCAGCAACGAAGCCTGCTCATCGTTCAACTCAGAACCAGCCTCAAGCACCGTGATGGCGTCAGCAAGTTTGTCAACATCGGCAGCCGTGCGCTCAGCCAACTGATCGAGGCTGCGCACCGATGCGCTGGTTGCCTGGTAGGCGGGGAAGCCGGTCACGACTGATACTTCGTAGAGGCGCACTTCTTTGAGTTCGCGCACCATCCCGTCATCCGACCACGAATCACCCTTCGGTGGAACCGAGAAACCGAACGACATCGAATCCACGTCACCGCGTTGAATCAGAGTTGACAAATCACGACCAACGGTCGTATCCGGTAGATCGGCTTCAACTTTCAAGCCGCGATCATCTTCCATCAGACGCAGCGTCTTGGCGCGGGTCGTTGCAAGAAGCATCGACGAATCATGATTGAGATACATGCGAATGTTGTTCTTTGACTTCAGTGAACGCTTGAACGCACCTGGGGCGATTCGCTCCACGAACGGCAACGGTTCAGAATCAGAGTTGAACACTGCGGCATACCCGCTGAACGACATGCCGTCGCCAGCAGGACCTTGACGCACCTCGAAATCGTTGACGGTCAGCCGACGGGTTTCGATCTTCTCAGTCATGGATGACAATGCTAGTCCGTTGCGTAGATTACTTGTCCACGAACAGCTTCGACAAGCGGGCCAGAGTCACCAGATATCCGAGACGGTCTTCCTCCTCACGCACCCGCTCAGCCTGACGCTCAAACCACTGCATCGCCGGTGATGGGTCGAGCGGGTTGATACCCCACAGGTAGAACGCAACCGCACCAGCACCGGGGAACCCGTCGTTGTCAGCATCGCTGTTCTGCGGGGCTTCGAGGTCTACCAGGTGTCTTGCTCCCCAAGCGTTTGCACGAATGACTTTATCCTCGCTGATTCTTCCCGCAGCCATTTCACGGGCCTCACGAATAGTTCTCGCCACAAGACCATCACCACCGAGACCTTGCCCGTAGTAATCCAAACCTTTGCGAGCAGCGTCACGAATGTAGGCGGGGACATCGAAGGAGAGTTGTCGGTCGGCGTAGTTCGGCCAGTTTTGCGGGTCTTCATCATTCACATCTCCAGACTGAACTTCCTGCCCAGGGTTATCGTTCGGCAGACCATTGACGGCTTCCCAAGCATTGCAGTAGAAGGCAGGTGAAACTTCGGCATCCCAACGCTTGCAATAGAAGTTCTTGAAAAATCCGCAGTTGCCACAGTTGTGATTCGCTGGCACGTCTGGGTTCGCTGCCGGTCGATAGTTGTTTGGCAGTTCACGATCCTCCATCTCGTCGTCGTCTTCGGATTCTGGTTCGTCGTCTGGTTCCTCAAGTTCGCCAATACGAGTCAATGTCGAGAACTTGTGTCCGACAATCACATCGGTGTCTTCCCATCCGCCCTCGACGCGCTCATAAATCTGGATTAGGGCCACCGGGTCATCTTCGGAGGCTTCCAACTCGAAGTCGGTACCTGGCACGCGCACTCTGCCCGAACGGAATATTTCTTTGATTTCACCACGAGCACGACCACCTGAACTATTCCACGAAACATAATCACCCACCATCAACTCATCAGGACGAGCACGCTCACCACCCGGCTCCATCTCCTCAGCGATAGACACCGCAACCATCTGATCGATGGCATCCTGCTTCGACGTGTGACAGCCGATGACTTCTCCGTCTTCCTTCTCGACGGCCCAGCCTGAGCAATCGGGGTTGGAGTCGGAGATGAAGTACGGCATCAGAGCGTCGTGATTGCAACTTGAACTGTTGGGGTGCTCGCCTCAGAAATCGCCCACAAATCCGCACCCGGCGGCAAAGTGAACGGAATATCCAAACCGTCAGGAACGTGAATCCCGTTCAATGCCGTACCCAACGAAGCATCACCAACGAAGATGTCATCGTTGCCTTGATGGTTGTGCGCGTGAACGACGACATGCTGATAGTTCACCGACGCAGGAACAATCTTGATCGCAGTCCCACTGTTGCACACATAACTGGCAGCTGTAAATGGCATCAATCACCTCTCAGAGCATCAACAATAGCCGTGAATCCGCAACCGTTCGTCATACTCCGCAGACAACCTCGCAACCTCAGACTGAATCAGCGCATTGCGTTGGCGTTGCGCGGTATGCGCGCCAATGTGCTGCTTGTAGAGCAGTTTCGGAATGTAATGACATTTCGTGGCAAGCAGAGTGCGCAGGAACAGTTCATAGTCGTCCGCCACGCTCATCGCAGGATTATGTCCGCCGATCTGCCGATACACGTCGGCACGCCACGCTCGAACATGATTCGGTGCCGAGACAATGTGACGAACGGTGGTGGCGTTCAGTTCTGGTGCACGCATCACCCAGACGCCGTGTTCTTCTGACCAGTAGTGACTGCCGTAGCCGAACGCCCACCCATCCGGATAGCGGCCAGATTCGCCCGACGGCAGAATCTCACACCAATCCGAATACACGAACCCGACCTGCGGGTCTTGAAACGCAGCCTCAATCTCACTCAGCGCGTGCGGTGTCAACTCGTCGTCATGATCTAGCTCGACGAGGATGTCGCCTTCTGCGACCATGAACCCGCGCCGCTTCACCTGCCCGATCAAACCCGACGGCACATGACTGCGATGAGCGACGATTCGATACCGTTCATCTGAGGCGAAGCCGTACACCTGTCGCCATGTTTCTTGATTCGTTGAGTCATCCCAGATGACCCACTCCCAATCGCTATGCGTCTGCGCCTTCAGACTCGCCCAGGTGCGGGCCAGCACAACTGATGACGTGTTGTGTGTCGGTGTGATGACTGAAATCAGCCGAGAACGCATACTGGCGCAGCCCACTTCAACCCGGTCGCAGCAGATGAGTCAACAGTGAGAACGTGATTGTTTGTGCCTCCAACTGCCAGTCGAACGTTGGTTGTGCTGAACGTCAGTAAGTCACCTTTGGTCGTGAGCAATGTCGAGCCTTGCGGACCTTGAGGACCTTGGGCACCCTGCGGACCCGTTGCACCTTGAGGACCAGTTGCACCGGTTGCACCTTGAGGACCAGTTGCACCGGTTGCACCTTGAGGACCTGTAGCACCGGTTGCACCTTGAGGACCTGTAGCACCAGTAGCACCTTGAGGACCTGTAGCACCAGTAGCACCTTGAGGACCTTGCGCTCCGGTTGCTCCTTGAGGACCTGTAGCACCAGTCGCTCCTTGAGGACCGGTAGCACCCTGCGGACCTTGCGCACCAGTAGCACCCTGCGCGCCCTGCGAACCTGTATCACCTTGCGGACCCTGCGGACCAGTCGCACCAGTAGCACCCTGGGGACCCGTATCGCCCTGAGGACCCTGTGCACCTGTAGCACCCTGGGCACCCTGAGGACCCGTATCGCCCTGCGGACCTATATCGCCCTGTGGACCTTGCGGTCCGACAGCACCCTGAGGACCCGTATCGCCTTGTGGACCTACATCACCCTGCGGACCTTGTGATCCTTGAGCTCCAGTAGCTCCTTGAACTCCCTGAGGACCTTGTGGACCAGTATCGCCTTGCGGCCCTACGTCGCCCTGCGGACCCTGCGCGCCCTGCGGACCCTGCGCGCCCTGAGGGCCCTGCGGACCTGTATCGCCTTGCGGCCCTACATCGCCCTGCGGACCCTGAGCGCCCTGAGGACCCTGAGCGCCCTGCGCACCAGTAGCACCTTGAGGACCCTGTGGACCTGTATCTCCCTGTGGACCTACATCGCCCTGCGGACCCTGTGCTCCTTGCGCTCCAGTCGCGCCTTGAGCGCCCTGCGGACCCTGTGGGCCCGTATCACCTTGCGGACCAACATCGCCCTGCGGACCCTGCGCTCCCTGCGCTCCAATGGCACCCTGAGCGCCCTGAGCGCCCTGTGGACCGGTATCGCCTTGCGGCCCTACGTCACCCTGCGGACCCTGCGGTCCGGCAGCACCCTGAGCGCCTTGAGCGCCCTGGGCACCAGTATCACCTTGCGGACCAACATCACCCTGCGGACCCTGCGGTCCCGTCGAACCTGTTGCACCTTGAGCACCTTGGGCACCAGTATCACCCTGCGGACCCTGCGGACCGACATCACCCTGCGGACCTACATCGCCCTGCGGACCAGCAGCACCCTGAGGACCTTGAGCGCCCTCGGCGCCTTGGGCTCCCTGCGCGCCTTGCGATCCAGTAGCACCCTGCGCACCCGTATCACCCTGCGGGCCTTGAGCCCCGACAGCGCCCTGCGGACCAGTATCGCCTTGCGGACCTACATCGCCCTGCGGACCCTGAGCCCCGACAGCACCCTGAGCACCAGTAGCACCTTGGGCACCCTCAGCGCCTTGAGAACCAGTAGCACCCTGAGCACCTTGCGCACCCTGTGCACCGGTTGCACCCTGCGGACCAATCGAACCAACCGACGACAAAACGGTGACAGTCAAACCATCTTCAGATACTTCGACGGTATTGGGTTTGTCGTTGTAAAGAATGCTCATCGTGTCACCTCGGCGCGCAACTCAAACGTGCCTTGCACCAGACGAGTCACCACCGAGCCAGACACGAGCTCCAAGTCGTACACATACGTCGAAGCAGCAACCGACTCCATCGCAGATGCCGCAACCGACAAAGCAATCGTGCCCGCAGTACCACCAAGCACGATTCGATTGTTCTCCGTCGTCAACGACAGCACAGCAGAACCAGCAGCCTCAACACTGGTACGCAACTGCATCCGTGCCGTGTAGGCAGTCAAATCGACAGGATTACCTGCAGAATCTTTCCACGTCAACTGACGAGTGAATGTTGCACCCTGATCCGCAACGATGTTGTATGTCCCTGCTGGTGCGCTCATCATTCAACCTCGTAGACGGTTCCAGGCGATACCGGGTCAATCGCAGCCACCGGTTGCAGCTGTGTTGATGGCACACCGGTGTGTTCGATTGGCGGAATGTCCAATGCCTGCAACACACCAGCAGGATTGAAGCCGGCGAGAATGAGTCGTTGCGCGATGAGTGACTTGCGGTCAAGGTCGGCAAGGTTCGCTGCGGTGATATCGATGTTGGCGAGCGGTACGCGATATGCATCGCCACCTTCGATTGGTGACATGTCCTCGAAGCGGCGCACATCGTTGACGCTCAGATAGCCGTTCATCAAACCCGATGAGTACGAGGCGTTGCGGGCGGCGATGTCGCCACGGAGCAGTCCTGCGGTGGTGAATCTGATGAACGCACGGCCCGCCAGCAAGACGCTGTATTCGGACTCAAGTTTTGACAGGTATGGGACTAAAGAATGCTGCAGGAAGGAAAGTTGGTTGGCCTCTACGGACGCGTAGCTCATCGCACCCGGCGTCGTCACACCAATCATTGACGGTGGCACACGGAAGATACGCGCAATCTCCTCGACCGCGAACTGACGCGACTCCAAGAACTGCGACTCGTTCGGATCAACACCCGTCTTCTGGAACGTCGCCCCACCGAACAAGATGCCTGGGCGATGTGAACGACGCAGACCCTTGTGACCATCCTCGAACGCATCAACAAGATTCTTCGCCTGCTCGCGAGACAGGTTGCCAGGGAACTGAATGATGCCGGTCGTCGATGAGCCCTGTCCGAAGAAGCGTGCAGCGAACTCTTCGAGCGCACGAGACAAACCGAGATTCTCTTTCACCAGATCGATGCGTGACTTGCCACGCAACTCACCCGGCAGCACCAAGTCCTTGATGTGAATCATGTCGACGTCTTCGATGCGGTCCTTGGCGTCGTGGACATAGAACAGGCGACCTGCACCATCGCGGCGCACCTCGGTGCGCTGCGGGTTCAACACCGACAAGGCGAGCACTTCGCCTTCCTCGTCACGGATGATGCGAGTGAAGCTGTTGCCGTTCAACAGCAGCGAGAC